GAGTGTTGCTGAGCCGTTGATCCTTTCGGATGAGGCACAGTTCAGGTACAACACGGGTGGCGGTATTGACCCGTGGACTCCTGGCAGACTAACCCTGTTGAACACGACGACGAATGTACTGTCGTCTACGGGTTCGGTTCAGAACTGCCTAGGCGTGGGTACTGGTGTTCTCCATTCAGACGACAACGTACTAAAGCATGTCGCTAACGACGGTACCGTTACCACGATCACGTGGGGTGGAACTGCACCTATCCTGTCGATTACATCTACTGGCGAGTATTGGCTTCTCGCTGACGATGACGGTATCTACAAGGGTGACTTGCCCACTGGTACGGGTGCAAAGATTTACAACACTGCTGGTACGGCTGACCGTAACCTGGTTCGTTGGATCAAGTCACGCCTCATGGTGGCTAACAATAACAAGATCCATGAAGTCACGAACATTGCACCCACGTCAGCGACTTTGCCGGCTGCACTGTATACGCACCCGAACACTGACTGGATCTGGACTGACTTCGCTGACGGCCCGACATCCATCTACGCCTCGGGCTACTCAAGCGACACGTCAGCTATCTACAGAATCGGTATCACCACTGGCACCTCAACGGTTACACTGTCGCAGCCTGTTATCGTGGCTGAGATGCCCCGTGGTGAAGATGTGCTATCCATGTACTCGTATGTGGGTTCCTACATTGTTATCGGTACCACTCGTGGTGTCCGTGTAGCGTCTATCGACTCGGACGGGTCCATCTCTATCGGTCCTCTGATTGAGACTGTCGCACCCGTAGATGACGCGGTAGCGGTCGGCTCATACGTGTACTTCACTGTACGCGATAAGGGTAACGCTGGTGATCGTGAGACTCGTGCCGGCCTGTACCGCATGGACCTGGGTACCAGCCTAGACAATAACCCGCTGTTATACGCCCGTGCTGCTGACCTGGTGGTCCCTGCTGGTGTCACTGGTCAAGCCAAATCGGTAACGGTTTCCGATAGTAAGATTTGGTTCACGGTCACTGGCACTGGCCTGTTCCGTCAGGACACTAGCCATTTCGTGTCCGATGGTTGGCTTGAGACTGGCCGTATCCGTCTCGGCACGATGGAGCAGAAAGCTTGGCGTGACATGCGTCTGCTTCTGCAACCGTCTGACAGTGGCGTTGAGTATCACGGTACCGTGGAAGGCTATGCCGCTACGGATGATGACGCACCACCTTCGGGTTGGACGACGATCATTACTGCCGACGAGTCCCGACCGGATGCTACGGGTAAGTTGACTTCGGTATCTCAGGAACCGACAACGAACTTCTACCTGGCTTTCCGTCTCGTCGCCTCGGATAGTGACACTAACGCTCCGGCAATGATCGGCTACCAGTTGCGTGCAGTCCCTGCACCAGAACGTACCCGCCTGCTATCCGTACCGTTGCTGTGCTTCGACTATGAGACTGACCGTAAGGGCTACAAGTATGGCTCTGACGGTAACGCTTGGGCCAAGCTGGGTCTACTGGAGGATCTGGAAGAGTCTGTCGCTGTGGTACAGTGGCGTGACTACACAACTGGTGAGGCTGCTACGGCCTACGTGGAGAGGGTTGAGTACCGTCGCGTGAATCCACCTACGAACCGTGTATCTGGTAATGGTGGTATCGCTACCGTGCTGCTTAGGCTCGTGTGATGGCTGACTGGGTTAACTCCCCTGCGGAGATCCTTACGATCCTGTCGATTGCAGCGATAGTGGTTGCTGCTCTCACGTGGCTGATCAAGGCCGTGCAGGCTATTCAGCACGAGACTAAGCCGAACTCGGGTATGTCTATGCGTGACGCTATAGACCGCATTGAACGTACCGTAGATAAGTTGAACGATAAACTAGATGGTCATATTGATTGGCATATGGATAGGGAGAAGTGATGTGGAACTGGTTAGCAACGACCCCGCTTGGGAGTGCTGCGAAGACGTTTCTAGCGTTTGTGATTGCGGCTTCTGTCGCTGACTGGGTGTCCTCGGGAACTATCGACCTTGGCCGCTGGCAGACGTGGGTTATCGGCGGTGTCGCTTCCGCTATTCCTCCGGTGATTAACTGGTTGAATCCGAAGTTTCAGGCGTACGGACGTACTGATGTGGCAGGTGAGTGATGGATACAAGCTTGAATGGTTGGCCTGTACCGCCTAAGAAACTAGTCACTAAGCCTGTTCCTGGCGCGGATAGGCGACTTACGCTTGCTGCTGATGCTGCTCCGCTGCTCCTTGCTGTCGCTGCTGATTACCACAAGACGGTGAAGCCTATTGACCAGGGAACGTGGGATGAAGGCGGTTACAACAATCGTGATGCCAATGGTGCTCCGGGTCGTAAGTCCAATCATGCTTCGGGTACTGCCATTGACTTGAACTGGTCAGAGGAGGGCGCGCAAGGTTCTGTGTGGGGAGCAAAGTTCTTCGCGCAGGCAAAGCACCGTCTCGCTATCCAGGCCATGAAGAATCGTTATGGTAAGTGGGTTAAGTGGGGTGGCGACTGGCCTGCAAACGATTACATGCACTGGGAGATCAAGCCTGGTGTGTCGGCTACCGATATCAAGGCAGCCTGCTATAAACTAGGAATTAATTCTAATGGAGTACGCACGAAGTGAATAAGTTTAGATATATCCGAGTACACCTCGGCAAGTAAGACCCCCTAGAAGGCTCTACAAGGGCCGTACGGGTACGAAGTCCCCCTATCTGGTATCTCCAGGTGGGGGGATTTTTCGTCGTCTCTACGGGGCTGTAATCCCTTCGGGATATGGGACGGATAGCCTCGCTAAGCTCGGCATTTCCAGATTCCCGAAAAAGAGAAACGCCCCCCTACCCCCCAAGATTCAAGATCAAGGTAGGATAGGGGAACTCCCTGGATATTTCCGTCATCCGTCAAATGGAGTTCCCGCCCCACGGTTTCCCGCGTGAAACACAGTACAGGCTAAACGCTAGAAACGCAAGAGCCTTGACACAAGCGTACCGAAAACGGTACGGTCTAGCCATGAGCCAGCCAGAATACATTTCGTTCTCACAATTCACGACATACCTCTCGTGTTCTGAGAAGTACCGACTGTCCCGCATCCTCCAGCTAGAGGAAGATCCGGCCTGGTACTTCGCTGGAGGTACGGCAGTCCACGCGGCAGCCGACGCAATCGACCATGCACTACTCGCAGAAAAGGTGGTGCCGTTCTGATGAGTGCAGTAGCAGCAGGACTACAAGCGTTCGAAGAGTCCATGGCAGAGTCCATCGTTGCCGGCAAAGGCAAGGAATGGCGAGCAAGTGGACGAGCCACTAAGGCCATGCCTAACAAGGAAGACGGCACATGGTGGCGTATGGAGGGACCGAGAATGGTCCAGTCGTACTACCAGTGGCGACTCCAGAACCCGGCAATGGACATCTGGGTCACACCAGACGGGGTACCCGCCATCGAGCTCAACATCAACGTCACCATCCCAGGTGGCATCGTGCTTAAGTGCTACATTGACCGAGTATTCCAAGACACGCAAGGCAACTTGATGATCGTGGACTTGAAGACCGGCAAGGCACCATCGTCCAGTCTCCAACTCGCAACCTACGCCCTCGCCATCAAGCAACAGTTCGGTATCGACGTGAAGTACGGGTCGTACTGGATGGCACGCGACGGCAAACTGGACACCGTACATGACCTTGACTTCATGCCGAGGGACATGGTGTCCCGTTGGATTCGTGACGTACACAAGGCAATCACTCTCGGTCTGTTCGTCCCGAACATTACGATGATGTGTAACTCTTGTGGTTTGAAGAAAGAATGCTATGCTTTCGGTAGCACTACACACAAGCCTAACTTTGATAGCGACTTGGAGGAAAGTAATGAATGAGCCGAAGCACAAGCTCACAGTAAAGATTCTCGGTGAGCTCCGCACCATTCAGGGTGACACCTATGAGGAGTTCACTACTGAGCGCGACAAGGCACTTGAAGGGATTCAGGCCGATGTTGAGTTCGTTAACCTGGTCCGTGCTGCTTCTAACTCAGCGCCTCTACTTCAGGGTGGAGAAACTGCCGTACCTGTTGCAGCACCCACGTCATTCGCGACAGCACCCGCAGCATGGGACACACCCGCCGCAGCACCCGCAGCCTTCGGTGCAGCAGCAACCCAGATGTGCGACCACGGCCCGATGACCCCACGCACGGGTGTCGGCGCTAAGGGTCCGTGGCGTGGATGGTTCTGCCCCACCGCTAAGGGAACACCCGGTCAGTGCAAGGCAGTGTTCGTGAATCGCGGCACCGCTGACTGGAACAACTTCCCCGCATAGTCTTGGGGCGGGGTTATTGAATGGGAAGCAGTAGCCCCGCCTCAAACCTTCCTAAAGGAGCATCTATGAACGTAACTATCACGACACGAACTAAGAGTGACACGGCACCAGACATTAACTTGATCCGCAACTATCTTGATTCGCTCGGTTTGGATCTCATTAGCGTCAACACCTATATCGGCTACAGCTCTGACGATGCGTGGTCCGACTAAGTGAGAACCCTAGATAGGGCTGTGCGCTCCATTGACCGTGGAGGATCGGCACTCCCAATGCCATTCAAGTCATGGTCAGACAACCACATCTCTATCCGCCGAGGTGAAGTCAGCATGATCGCTGGCCCACCCGGTGCCGGCAAATCTACAGTGGCCCTAGCACTAGCAGTTAAAGCTGGTGTGCCTACCTTGTACGCATCTATGGACAGCCACGAATCTACTATGGCTATTCGCTCACTATCTATGGTTACGGGTGTACGTCAGCAGGAAGTCGAAGAGCGTATGCTTAACGAACCTGACTGGGCTGCACGCACCCTTCGGGAAAACGTCGGACATATCAAGTGGATGTTTGATGCTTCTCCTACCCTGAGTGATCTTGAAGATGAGATCAACGTGTATCGCATGACGACAGGTTCCGACCCGCAACTCGTGGTAGTGGACAACGCTGTCGATGTGACGCACGACTCGGGTGACGAGTTCTCCTCACTCCGGTCGCTTATGCGAGAGGTGAAGTGGTGGAGTCGGGAACTAAACGCAGCATTCCTGATCCTCCACCACACGTCAGAATCCTATGACGGCTACCCGTGTCCACCACGTGCAGCTTTGCACGGTAAGATCGCACAGATCCCGTCGCTCATCATGACCCTAGCCTCACAGCCAGGTGGCCTAGCGGCAGCAGCAGTGAAGAACCGTTACGGTCCCGCTGACGGCACAGGCAAGACAGCCATCTGGATGGACTACTCACCCGCAGTCATGATGGTGAAGGACTTCGAGGGATGAGCCAATACAATAAGGCCAAAGGTTCACGGTGGGAAGCAGACATCGAGAACTACCTCAACGAATGCGGCATCAAGGCACGCCGGCTACCCCGTGCAGGTGCCAAGGATATCGGTGACGTGGCTATCGAGATGTTCAACAACCATGTCATTGTGATTGAAGCGAAGAACACTAAGACCAGCGAGATGGCACAGTATCTTCGCGAAGCCGAAGTGGAAGCTGGGCACTATGACGAGAAGTACAACACTCTCGCCTATGGTGTGGTGGTTACTAAGACTAGGCAGAAGTCTGCGGGTGATGGCAGGGTGACGATGACGTTGGATACGTTCATCAACCTGCTAAGGTGGGAGTCACTAGCATGACGGAAGCCCGGTTTGATATCTGGCCCGTGCTAGAAGCATACGGTTGGGATCTGCCAGGGCCACGAGGAACATGGCAATCCATCAAATGCCACGCACACGACGACGGACACGCATCCTGCCGCATCAGTTCGGACGCAGGCCACGTCAAATGCCTAGCATGTGGATTCTCAGGCGACGCTATAGATGTTGTACGACACTACGAAGGATGTGGATACAAGGATGCTGTCACTAGATGCGAGAGTATTACTGGAGGAAGCGACAGCGGCGTATCAAGCACAACTAAACGAGGTCGCACCGTATCTGGTGGCTCGCGGTCTGAGCAAAGAGGCCGCGCTTACACACCGCCTCGGTTACGTTCACGAACCGGTGATCGGGCATGAGCAGTATGCAGGTAGGTTATCAATTCCCTACATCACACCTACAGGGGTCGTTGACATACGCTTCCGCGCCATTAGAGACGACGACTCTCCGAAGTATCTGTCACGCAGTGGTGCAGAATCCGTTCTCTACAACGTCCCAGCCTTCGAACTTGACAGTGACTACATTGCTATCTGCGAAGGGGAAATGGACACCATCATCGCCAGCTCAATGGTCGGTATCCCTGCTGTTGGGTTGGCAGGAGCAAACGCATGGAAGAACTGGTACTCCCGTGCTTTCATGGACTACCGCAAAGTGTTCGTACTCTGCGACGGTGACCAGCCAGGGCGAGACTTGGGTAAGAAGATTGCTCAACAGATTGATGTCGCTATCGTGGTGACTATGCCCGATGGTATGGATGTGAACGACCTGTACCTAGCCGAAGGACCGGAAGGTATCTTGAAGAAGATGGGACTACAGCATGTCTGATGTTGCCGTAATGTTCGTGACCGTGCTGCTTGCATGTGTGGCAGCTATCGCTATCTACAACTGGATTCGTGCCGAACTTGATGAGCGTGCATGGCGACGTATCCTTGAAGAAGAAGACTCACGACTGCCCATGTATCGCCTCGTGAACGTTGAAGGTAAGGACAGTGATCGTGAGTGAACAGTCAGGACTGGACGGAACTAATCAGGATGATACAGGCGATTGGCTTGAAGGTGATAGCGGTCGATCAGACAACGGGAATCGTGACGGCTCAAGTCCCATCGCTACCAAATACTCGGCCATCTCGCTAATCAATCACGCTGCCGTGAAGAAGCACGGTCACGGCGTATCAACCGATGAGTTGGTCAACTTCACTGACAACCTGCATGATCGTATGGTGTATCGCGTCAAGGGGATTGGACACAGGCAGTATGCGGGAAAGATCCAAGCGTTCGAAACGTACACTGTGGACCGCATGGTGGAGGAGACGTTGGACGAGCTTGCTGATGTTCTTGCATACGTGAACATGCTTACTATCAAGTTCCTGTCAGCAGCGAGGAGTGTTGGATGAAGCGCGTCTGGGTTATCAGTGATCTGCAAGTTCCGTACCATGATGCACGGGCCGTTGATGCTGTAGCCCAGGCTATCGAGGACTTGAAGCAGCCCGAAGATACCGTCATCACTATCGGTGACGAGCAGGACTTCCAAACCATTTCACGATGGTCGGCCGGTACCCCATTGGAGTACGAGAAGTCTATCGGTAAGGACCGTGACGCTACCGTACAGATCCTCAAGGATCTCCAGGTGCAGCACGTCATCCGATCCAACCATACTGATCGTCTTTTCGCCTCGGTGATGCGTCGCATCCCTGGCCTCATGGGTTTACCCGAGTTGGAGATCGAGAACTTCTGGCGGCTCGGTGAACTCGGCATCACCTACCACAAGGAAGCATTCAAGGTAGCACCAGGATGGGTTGCACTGCATGGTGACGAAGCTGGGCTATCGCAGATTGCCGGAACCACAGCACAAGGCCTTGCGAAGAAGGTTGGCATGTCGGTGGTGTGTGGTCACACGCATCGCCTCGGACTACAGCCCTACACGCAGGGTGTAAACGGTAACATTACCAACACTTTATGGGGTTTCGAAGTAGGCAACCTCATGGACATGAAGAAAGCCCTGTATGCCAAGACACACAACTGGCAGCAGGGCATTGGTATTTTGTATGTCGAAGGCAAGACGGTGACTCCCGCACCCGTACCAATCCACAACAAGTCATTCACTATTGAGGGTGTGCGCTACGCATGGTAGTTACTGAGGACGAACTAAAGCTGGCACGACAGGGCGCACATTCAGCGTACCGTTCAGGACGTGGCCTTATAGGTGAAGAGGATCTCACCCAGGAAGCTTACCTGTGGATCGTACAGAATCCTCGCAAGGTACAGGCATGGCGGGAGAAAGGTAAGCACGGTCAGAACATTCTCCGTAACGCCTGCCGGCAACGCTGCCTCACACTGATTGCTAACGAGCGTCGCAAGCGGTCACGCCTAGAGATGGGTGACTTGTTCTACTACACGCAGCAGATGATTCGTGAACTGATACCGGACATGCTGAATGAGGAGTCTTGGATCTTCAACAGTGTTCAGGATAACTCTGAGTTGAAGGGTCCGTCGCGTCCCTCTGAGGGCAACAGTCGTATCGCCACTATCTGTGACGTGTCTCTTGCTTTCGAGTCACTGAAGGACAACGACAAGGCTATCCTTGAGGACTTGTACGGTGACGGTGGCGTGCAGTATGGCATGGTTGCGTTGAAGCTTGGCGTGTCTGAGCGTACGGTTCGTCGCCGTGAGGAACGTGCCCTCGATAAGATGGTTGAGTTCCTGGGTGGCGAGCGACCCAAGGGGTAGTACCATATGTGGTACCACTCATGAGTTCTCCTACCCTAGGGAATCTTGGTTTCGTCAACGCGGAATACCTGAGACCCGTTTCGCTTCTCACTCAATGCGCTGGCCTTAGTTGTCCATTGGACTAAGTGCCACGTGAATCCGTATCTATCCGTAAACCAGTGATGCAATCCGATTCGCCCTGATCTTGGGCCTCTATCGTTCTTGAACTCAGCTTTCCGATAGGACACGTACCTAATGTTGTTGGGTACTTCAATCCTGGCAACATCATCACCGATGGGTACGTAGACAAACTTCATGGCCTCTCCTGATGGCAGTCGCACGTGCATGTGTGTGTTCCGTAATGAATGGGGCACGAGTCACAGTCACCGGTGATACACCAGCCAGACACGAGGGTCATATGATGTCCCCACTCGCCACGAGAGAAGCCTTCCAGGCATCCCACTCAACCGGCTTGGTGCCCAGCAGATAGTTCTCTAGATCCTTAGCGGCAGCGATACGGCCAGCAATGTATCCGTCATTCCATTCGACACTGTGCTCATTCATAATGAACCTCCTTAGATACCTTACGCTTCTTCCACTTCATTATCCAAGCTTGACGTTTCTTCGACCACTTCCACTTGCCTGTCAGTTTCTTCATCTCTTCCTCTCAATCAAGCCAATGATCTCACTACGGTACACGCGCCTCTCGTCGGCACGAACGTGAGCAATCAACTCACATACACACTCATCATTCTCTCCAGCAGCATCCGTATCCCACAAGCACAGCACGTCATGCGGGGTATCAACACACAGCTCGTCTTCCATAGCCATCAGTATTCCTCCAATAACGTCGGGTCAGCAACGGTAAGCAATGCACCGCAGTGGGCACACATCGCGTCAAGCATGAACATGCCGGGTAGCAGTTCATCAGGGTCAAAGATGCAGCAGATCAGCAGCATGTCCGAACCACATGGGCACACTGTTGTGGGTACGCCACGGTAGTCAGCACTGGCAGGCTCACCCAGTGCAGCAAACGGATGGTTCAAAACCCGTTGCCGCGCAACAACTTTTCGGTTCTTTCTAAACAGTCTCATCATGGTACCAGCCTATTGCATCGAGAGCCGGCAAGATACCAATGCTGCCACTCAGACCAGCGTGTCGTGTGATGTAGAGTGAACACGAACGCAGCATCCTGCACACGCTCAGGCCACTTGTTCATCGGAGTCTTACGCAACAGTGCTGAATATTTATTCGGTTCAGGGTGCCAGGTACGGAGCCACGGAAGAATGTTCCACGACATGCCACGACCCATAGCTGGGGTCACCTGATACTTCCCACGATGCTTGCCGGTGTGGGACACAGCAGTCGGTATCCCACGAGACTCACGATGAGACACACACGACATGAAAACCTTAGTCTGCGAATCAACATGCACCATCGGGATGCCCGCACCGGAGGCTCCAGTAGCAGCAAGCAGTACGGTAGAAATCAGTCCACTAATCATCTTCAACTCCTTCCACGGAAGTCACGCCCATCATGCGGAACATGTACCCCCGAGGTTCCTTGACAGCAGCGGGATACTTCTTCAAGTACCTCTCCAATACTGTCTTCGATTCAAACGGACCATGTGCAGTGACAGCCACACCAGGTTGATTCAGTATAACGCACCACCATTCACGGTCGATGAGCTGATCCCAAGCTAGAGACAAAACCTCCTTGGCCAGGATGCCCACGTCCTCATGCTCAGCCTCAAGCAACGCTACAACAGCGTCCACTTCGGCCTTACGCGGTCGCACGTTCACGCTCCTGCGGAAAATACCTAGCGATAGGATCTTCAAGTAGGATGTTCAACCTCTTGCGCTCAGCCGAACGCTCAGTCGGGGACATGCCGGCCCAGAAACCACCAGAGTTACCCTCGTGATGCAGTGACCACTGCCGGCACTCAGCCAGCATGTCACACCTAGCGCACGCCTCACGAAGAATCTCAATACCCACATATGGGCGAGACACACCTTGTGGTGAGGCACAGAACATCTCGGGACCGATCTCCGTGCAGGGCTCGTTGCCCTTGAAGTCCGGATACCTCACTTCACACCTCTCTCAGTCATCTCTAGGTCCAAGCAAGACAAGCCACAGAAATGCAGCCCGTCATAACGTACCCACGTATCGGGAACCATGCCATGAAACAGTTCCTGCTTCCAATCACAATGATCACAGATAACCATTTCCTTTATCATGCCTTCACCCTCTCTCTCAATGCCTCAATAGCATCATCATCATAGCCCAGATACTCGATAGCAGTGGCCGCATAGTCCATACTGCCGGCATCAGCATACGGGTATGGCCTCGGGTCGAAGTTACGGAACTCGCACCAACGTAGATACATGACACGTGCCATGAGAGCCGTAACTGCTTGAGTTTCCATACTGTCATTCATCTTATTGCTCTCCATTACAGCTCATCTTCCATCCCACAATCATGACCACACCAGTAAGCATCCCACTCGATATCTTCATCGCACCCATGGCAGCGCACGTAATCAGCGAGCGTACCCTTTAGTTTCTTCACTGCATTCCTCCCTCTATCCAACCGGCGAAGCTCAGAATAAGCACGAACACACCAACAACTAACAATGCCAACGTATTTTCTACCACTTTCTCACCACGCCTAGTGAGCTTCCACGTACGGTTCATTCCCCTACCTCACATTCATGGTCATACCTAGCGTCCCAACCGTAGGAAACATCCCATGGCGTACGCTTCCCGCACATGTCACACACCAACCAGATATCCACGGTTAGGCACCAGCCTTCCGGTCATACTCATCTATCGCATGATTCACCAGCTCGCTCAATCCACGAGCCTCATCTATGGTGAGCGATACCGTAGTGGAAAATCCGAAGTTCACATGGAACTTAGTGAGACCTTCACTATGCTGCACTTCACGTACCGTGATCTCTTCACCAGAACACTGGCCGCTATGAATAAGAAACATTACTTTTCTCCCTCTAATAGTTCGTCTCTACAGTCAGCGCACATGCGCTCACCATTGTGGTCTTCCATATTGCGCCACGATACCAGGCACCAGCATCGCTCACATTCTATCTCGTCGGGCTCTTCACGATCTTCTATCTCATCATTCCACCAGGCCATTACCTTGTCCTTTCTCTCGGCTTGTGATGCGCCAACCATGCAGGAATCGAACCTACCTATTATCCGACAACCAGCCGGCCATGGTCAGGCTAACGGGAACACTCTAGAACTATCCCGCAGCAAGTCTTTAGTTAGTCTCTCTAAAATGCAGCTTACTTTCGCACTTTCGGCACGTCAAGCTAGGTAGCCATGCGCGACTCAGCTCTTCACCATAGCAGTATCCGCAACACCATGTCACCATGACACTATCCTTCCACGCTAGCGATATCGCTCAGGAAGAAATGCTCAGACATGACGGAACCTTTCGGAGTCACCAGGAGCAGGAGCTCATCATCTGGTGTGCTGCCGGTACCATTGACGTAGCACTTGACACTATCGCCATGGATATCCGTCACCTTTACTAACGCACTGTAACCGTATTCGTTCATGATCATGTCAGCCTTGCCGGCATCTGACACAAACTTACTGAACGTCATAATCTTAGACATTACCTTCCCTCTCTCATCTCGGTAAGTGTTTCCATAATTGCGGATACCAGAACGGGATGAACGTAATTGTTCATGATATCTTCCGCCGTATCGCAAGAGTATTCATAGATGGTGTTGTCTTCCGAAAGGTCCACCATCCCATTGCGCATGTCATCCCGTACCGTAACTGGGATGCCAGACAATATTTCTTGCCATATATTACTACTCACCACGTGGCCTCTCTACTTACCGACATAGTTAGGGTTAGGTGCCCATACTATAGAACACTTACAGTACCAAGAATTGCCACACTTACACGTATTCTCCCATGTCTCGCCTACTCGCAAGCTACCGTCAGGGTTAGGCACGGTATATCCTCTCTCTCATCTAGTCCTACCCTAGGACTATGGCCACTAGCCTACACTGCCGGCAGGCTAGTCACCATAAGCTTAGGCTAGTTGGCGTGGATAGTAGTCATCATGCGCCTACGCCACGTAGCGATATCCCTAGTGGCAGCGTAGTACCCTGACAGTACGTCACTGCACGTGCCACACACCGGCGCGGGAGGCGACATGTCTACCGTGAATCCTTCCGCCGGCGCGAGCTCGCACCTATGGCACGTATCCGTCATGGCTACGCCT